GATGACATTATTCAATCTGTCAACCAAGCAAAAATCCCTGTAAAAAATTGGTTAGTAGTTCGTGGTGTTTTGCAATGGATGATTAACGAAAAGATGGTTGTTCGCATTAAAAATGTCCACGTAGAACAATATACAACCAATGTTGAGGTGACAGCATGAAAGCAGAACATAGCGAATTTGATTGTATGGTCTGTGAACATCCCGATGCGCCAGACGTTGACCTTGAATGTTACTTTGACGCACAAACAGCCAACCTTTGGTTTGTTTATATAGGTGATGCGCTTATCACCGATTTACTGCGTGACACAATAATCCAATCCTTAGAACGCGGTTACGTCAAGGCTTGCAAAGAAGAAGCTGACAACAACGCGTTAGATTTTGCATTAGCCCGTTATGAAAGCAAAAATTATGAAACTTGATAACTACACCCAAAACGCCATCGAAGGCCCTTACACGCCAACACGCCCGACCAGGGCGGACCTGGTAATTCTGTGGTTAAGCGGCTTTGTCGCTGGCCTGATCTTTGCCCTTTTTATAAATGGAAACTAACATGAATAAATTTATCTTTTTACTTTTGCTAGCTGCAGCTGGTTGTTCGTCTTCACCCAAGCTTGCACCCGTGACCGAACTAAACGCGCCTAACCAGGAATTAATTGTTGATCCCAAAATCCAAATGATGGGACGCAATGAAGTGATCGATGCGGTACGCCAATGCGAAACCTCTGGCTTGCGGGCCATCCCAATTTATGCCAAACGCAAAGTCAGCGGCTATTCGGTTGAAACCATAGTCGAAGTTACTTGCGGTCCTAAATATCCATACTAAGGAAACACCATGCAAATCGAATTATCAATTGATGAAGTCAAAGATGCCGTGGCCCTGATCTTGTCGGTCAAATACAACCTGGACGTTAAGAAATGCAATTTCACATACGACCTGGTTGATTTCGACAAAAGCTTGTTTGGCCTTACTTGTGAAGTGTATGAAAAGGAAACTAAATGAAAAACATAGCCACCGCCCTGGTCAAAGCACAAAAGGCTTTTGGACCAGCTTTAAAGACCGCTACGAACCCGCATTTCCGCAGCCGCTACGCTGACCTATCCGCTTGCGTTGAAGCGGTTATGGACGCATTAAACAATAACGGCATTTACTTGCTGCAGAAGAATTACGATTGCACCGATGGCGTAATGGTCGAAACCGTGTTTGTCCACGAATCTGGCGAAATGCTGGAAACTGGAATCGTCCACTTCCCCGCGGTCAAACACGATCCCCAGGGCTACGCTAGCGCGTTGACCTATGCCCGCCGTTATAGCCTTATGGCTGCCTGTGGCATTGCCCCAGAAGACGATGACGGCAACGCTGCATCCAAAAAGCCAGCCAACAAAGCAAACGACAAAGCCATGACCGACCACTTGGCTGCTATCGATGCCACCAGCAATAGCGAAGAGTTAACCGAAGCATTCCAGGCAGCGTTTGAAGCTTGCAACGGCGACCAGGCCTGGCAAGCCAAAGTTATGGCAGCCAAAAAATCCCGTGTAGATCGTGCAAAAAAGGAAAAAGCAAATGTCTGATATTGAACAACGCACCGAAGAATGGTTTGCTGCCCGCCTGGGCAAAGTAACCGCATCCCGCGTGGCGGATGTAATCGCCAAGACCAAAACTGGTTATGCAGCCACCCGCGATACCTACATGACGCAGCTGGTGCTGGAACGTATTACAAAAACCAAGGCCGAAGGGTTTACCAGCTCCGCCATGCAATGGGGTATTGACCAAGAACCATTTGCCCGCGGTCTTTTCGAAGCCACCACGGGCCAAATGGTCCAGGAAGTAGGGTTCATGCCACACCCATTAATTGAGATGGCTGGCGCGTCCCCTGATGGCCTTCTGGACGATGGCGAAGGCATGATCGAGATCAAATGCCCAGAATCGAAAGGAATGATCGAAGCCCTACTAACCCAAAAAGTCCCGCAGCGTTACATAACGCAAATGCAATTTCAAATGGCCTGTGCGGACCGTAAGTATTGCCAGTATGTGGTTTTCGATCCCCGAATGCCACCGAAGGCGCAATTGTTTGTCAAACGGGTAGACCGTGACGATAAATACATCGCAGAGATCGAAGCGGAGATTGTGAAATTTCTAGCCGAAGTCGATGCCCAGGTCCAACAACTAAACGCAATTATTGATTCAAAATGAAAAAAACCTACGATTTAAAATTTCCCGCCCGCACTTACAAAACCGCCAATGGTGAAGAAAAAACCTTTTGGGCGGCACATGGAACATTGCGTGTTGAATGCCCAGATGGAATTGATTTAACAAAATTTCAATTCACGGTCAAAATGGATTCGTTGCCGATTTCAAAAGACTATGACGGTTGGTTTCAATGCTATGAAAAGAAACCATTTGAAGAACGCCAGAGCGAATCTAGACCTGGTGAATATGAAGATATTAAATTCTAGGAGCTGCCATGCTTGATCATCCAAGGGTTAGAAATAGCGATCCGATGACAAGCTGGGCCGCAGCTGGTTCTGCAAAGGACCTAGCCAAAGCCCACGCAGCCAAGATCGTGCAATGCCTTATAGAACACGGCAGCCTGGGCAAAGATGGTATTGCCCACCATACTGGCCTGGAGTCCATGCAAGTCGCCAGGCGGCTGCATGAGCTGGAAAGGGAAGGGGAAATCTGCTTGACGGGAAATGTGGTTAAGTCAAAATCTAACCGCTTAGAACGCGAGTGGCAGATCGCACCAAAGCAAAGGGTTTTGTTATGACACCAGAAGACGAAGAATTTAATAGGATAGAAATGGAATCCCGCATTAAACAAGAATATGTGCGGGACATGAATAAAAAATCCACGCACGATTACTTGCACTTGATGGAAGAATTAACGTTTGCCAGGGCGCTAATCCGTGAACTGGGCGATCGGTTAGCTAAATTAGAAAAAACGTGGGTAGGACTGACGGAAGAAGAAATTAAATATTTGCTTTCAATTTCTGATAATGAAGAAGATTTTGCTTATGCAATTGAAAACAAGTTAAAGGAAAAAAACACATGATGTCTAGCATACTAACCATTATTGTGCTGCTAATGGTCGGCGCTTGTATTGGAGTCGGCGTAATAATCGCCGTACTCTGGTTTAGCGTGGAAAAGGATTAATGCTTTTCGTATTCTTCTTTAGACAATAAGCCAATCTTATATTTTCCTTCTGGTCTAAAGATTGTCAGCTTTTGCCCGCGCATCTCAGGCGCAAAGCTTAGATGCGTCCAGGCAGCGTATTCATGTATCAGCTGATCAAACTGAATACCAGCTGCTTCGATGGCCTGGCATACCGCCAAAGGGTTGCCAAAGTCTTTACAAACAAAATCGATTGCCCACCCGTCCATGTGGCTGGAAACTTTGCTGCCGCCCACCGCGACATTTACTTCTGGCAGCCGCAGCCAGGAATTAACGTGGATGGACTTACCCAGTAGGGCGCGGACCTTTTCCATGCCTTCTGCAGCCTTTTTCATGTTTTCTAGCTGCTGCTCGTTTGGTTGGTTATTGATTCCCAGGCGCGTGGCGGTTTCGGATGCCGTGGCTTCTTCCAGGCTAAAGTGTTCGCTTAGATTCATTTTGCGCCCTTTATCATTTCTTCTGTTTTAGCTTTACTGCCAGCAGAACTACCACGATGGAAGTTAACCACCGTGCCCGTTAAAGTCCACAATGATCCTAGCGCTGTAAAAGCCATTGACTTATTTTGTTCTGGTACGCCAACAATAAACACCACAAAGGTCATTGTCAAAGCGCCAGCAATGATTGCTACATCAATTACATAAGCAATATTTTTTGCTAACCATGATGCAGCTGCTGAATTTTGAATGTCGGCATTCATTTTTCTAGCGTCAGCAGTATTAGCAGCGTCCAGCTTTGCCATTTCCAGCTCTAGCTCTGCAATTTTTTGAGCTGCAGCTGGATCACCCGCAATAGCTTTTGCGACAGCATCCACGGAATCAGAAACGCCAAACTTATTAGCCAGGGCGGTAACAGCAGCGCCACCCAAAGGACCAGCGACAGCCATTGCCAGCGTGGGTGCGACACCCTTGAGAATATTGAATAATTCATTCATTACGTTGCCTTTCGAGTAACAGTAGTTGTCGGTTGATCTGCTTTTCTTTTTTCTCGATTCTGATTTCCGCTTTTTGTATCTTGATCCACATCATTATCAGCACGGGCGAAATGATTAGCACAATGGTTAGCATCACGCAAACCAGGATTAGAACCCCTCTGTAAATGAATTTATCCATAGGGCATAAAGCCAAGAAACAATGATTAGCACCACGGACAATCCAATGACTAATTCCACTTTTTCTTGCCTAAACCTTTCGCGTTGATAAGCTTCTTTTTGTCTTCGGATTCTAATTTGTTCTTTCCGCTTCTGCTGCTCCGCTTGGACCTTGGAATAAATGTTGTTGTAGTTGTCCCAAAGCGGTCCTAGCTGGTACGGCACACTAGCCCCGCGCATCATGCCTGACAGCCTTACATAAGCTTGGTCCAGCTCGTTTTTGTATACGCTTAGCTCTAATATGTCTTCTGGATCAGGATCGGCGCTGCGAAAAACTTCTTCGTATTTGATCTCTACATATTCCGTCAGTTCCTTGTGATGGCGGAAAAAAGCTCCCAAGTGCGCTATAAACTGCTGGACGATTTCGGTTTCGTTGGGGATATGGGTTGTGTAGGTTTCCTTCTTTTTGACCAAAGGCTGGTTGTCAAGAATGGGCGCTTTGGTTTTAGAACCAAACAATCCCGCAAAAAATCCCCAGATTGACTTTGCTTCGTTAACAATGGTTTTTGCATCTTCGGTTGCCTGTTTTACCTTTTTTACCGCTACCTTACCTTGGTTCAACGCATCGCAACAATACATGATCCCGTCATAGGCCAGCTGCATGGCCTTAAACGCCGCCCCAATGGTTAGCGGATCGAACACATCCTATAGGCCAA